TGTTTTGACCATAAGGATTTGTAGTATCGCTAATAGATACAGTTAAATTTTTATAACTGCCATCAGCTTGTTTTAGACTTATTTGTCCCAATGCACTCATATTATTTAATATTAAATTTAGATTTGATTCCCTTTTGTTGTTCCAAAGTAACATCAAAGTTTGTAAGAACTTTTTGTGCTTGTTCTTTGGTCCCTTTCAATGTTGCTTGATATTGACTCTTTGACAATTTGTTTTTGCTTATAACTTTTGAAGCAGTATTGCCATCGTCATCTTCTGTATTTAGACCAAGAAGCCCGAATAAAGTATATCTTCTATAATAAGTTATAGTTGAACCTACTTTTTGTGGGTCATCATTTATTGGTAGCTCTAAATCAGAGTAAACATATTGACCTGTATCAACACAAGTTAATATGGTTAGCACCTTCCCATCTTTGGGTGGCTGTTTAATTACAATTCCGTATTTCTTAAATAAAGGTTGTAATTGCTGCAAAGCAGAATTTATATCAGCATATTTAGATTTATAAAACGGATTCGTTGCATCTTTTAATATTGCACCTATTTCATTTTGAATCTTAAATATTTTGTTTTCTATACTTGCAGTTTCGTATTCTCTTTTGTTTGTTTCACTCATAAATTAAAAGTTAAATTAAAGTCAAGTTGTTTTAGATTGCCAACATCTTTAAGTGTAAGCCTGTCGGGTTCTAAAATCTTGGATTGTAAAGTAGGCATAGTAATACCTAACTTTTCGGCAACCTCATTCTTCTTAAGATTAAGTCGCCTTCTTTCAGTTTCAAATTCTATTTCAAATTCGTTCATAAATTTACCATTTACCTAAAGGACATTTCGCCTCTGGTGCTAAAGATTTAGCTGCAATGTTGCAACCGCACCCATAAACCAATTGACCACTTTCTATATGTTTACCTTTTTTGCTAGGAGAACAAGTGTTACCTTCTCTCATGTGGCAAAAATGACAATTATATAACCTCAATTCAGACTGTTCTTTAGTTTGTTCGTCTAACATATTAAATTGACTTAAAACTAAATTTCCCCATCCTTGAAGAATATCCTTTATAATTTTCATACAGCTAAAATAAAAAATATTTTAAATATAAAAAAATTTTTTGTATAATTATTTTTTAATCCTCGTAGTAAAACTCATCAAAAGTAAGTATGTCGTCGTCTTGATTTGGTAAGTGCATTATTATTTTATATGTATTTGATTTCACGTTGTATTCCATAGAATCAATAATTGCAGAAGATGAATCTTGAAGGGTCGAGGTACCAAAGTTTACCCAAATTTTATTAAAAAATTGTAACGGGTCTGTTGAATCATCTTTTCTATAAAAGTCACCTTCATATCTTTTTACAGATACTCTATAATCATTTATTACCTCTTGATTTACGATTGAATCTAAAGTTTTTGATTCAGGAAAGTTTTTTCTTTTAAAACTACCCTCAAACCCACCTACAAATAAAGATTCTTTTAAATTATTTGTATTAAGTTTTTTGCCTTGTTTTAATGAACCCGTTACCCTTGTAAATTCAGTAATTATTCCTAAAGTAAAAATACCTTGTGTTTTCTTTTCTATAAACTTTTTACCTAAAGTGTTTTTGTTTCCTAAATAAAATGCGTCATAATAATTTGCGCCAAATAAAAATCCAGTTGTGTTTCTTGCAGGTGGATAAATACTAATTTTAGCTTTTACTGAAGTTGATGTAGTTACTGGAGCGTTTAATGTTTGTGAAACCTTAACCCATTGATTTAAACTGTTCGTTGTAAATTGTTTAAAAAACTCATCATCGGTAAAAGTACCTGACTTAAATTTGTTATCTGTAAAGCTGTATGATAAATCAATATTTCCATCACCTGTTGTGTCTAGCCCAGCACTAACATAAAAAGTATAAGTGTCTTGTAAAATTTGTGATGAAAAATAATAATAAAATCCAAATTCTAAATCACTACCTAAATTTATAAAAGTTGTTGGAAGATTTGTAGAAACAATTGGATTACCTTTTGCAGTTCCAGTTGGCATTTGTGTTACTGGTGATTTAACAATATAATTCCCAGAAATTGGCTTTGGGTCTAATAAACCTGATAGTTGAACTGAATTATTTGTCCCAATATCCCAGTCAAAACTTGCATACCTAAATGTTGGATTTTTATTTACAACATCTACATTATTTAATTGTATTTGATTTATAACATTTTTTAAAGGTCTTAAATATTCGACACTTAAATTTGCATTTATTGGCTGTATTTGTGAAGGTGCTGTAACTAATATATTTTTAGTAGTGTCACCTTTTCTATTGCCTAAATAATCAAATATTACATATTTAATTTCTTCTTTATTTGTGCTTTGAAGTAGTTGTAATTGTTGTGCTGCTATTGAACCCATAATGCAAAATTAACTAATAATATTTATATCTAATGATTTAATTACTTTGTATTCTAAATGAGGTTTATGAAGTGTGCCTCTTAATTCATTATCTCCATAGTGATGTTTATTATTATCCCACCAATCAAAACCTATTAAATCTACTTTTTTGTTAAAATAATAAAGAGCTATTAATCCAGTACTTGGATATGATACTGGAATTTTATCTATAATTTTATAGTCTACTTTTTCAACATCATCTCTTTCTAATTTAAAAGAATTATATAGTTGGCAATTTGTTTTTGCCCAAGAATGAGTTATTACTTTATTATAATGTTTTATATGGTCAAAATGATGTTTGTTTACAGTAAACCAAATATTTGTTTTAGTTCCAACATATTTTTCAAACCCATTTATTTTATAACTGTTAAATCTAACAACTGTTTTATATGAATCAATAAGCTCTTTGTTTTCTTTATTTAACAAAGAACTTCCATTACCAACTAAAATAATATCACTTTTCAAATTGTCTCTTTTAAAAGTTTATAATAATTATATGAGGATTTAGTTTCGTCTATTTTTAAGTCTTTAGGAGGTAATTGTCCAGTCCATTGACCTTTATAAAAAAGACCAGTGTTGGAATTTATTACACCTGCATTGTGATAAATACTTTTACTATCCCAATAGTGAATTGGTTCAGTTGCCCATACAAAATCTAATTCTTTTATAATCTTTGTTTGTTTACCAAATATCCATAGGTTCCATAAAACCGCCCACATATCCGAACACCAAATTTGTAATTCGTGATAGTCAGGGTCTTTTATTTTTTTCTTTTTATTCATTGCCGTAATATTTTTGTAAAGCTGAACTGAATCTTTCTCAACTTTAGCCCAAAAACAAGAATCTATGTTTTTTAAGAGGTATTGCGCACCACCACTATTTTCTTGATTTTCTTTTACACAATTAGAATTTATATTAAAAGTCCTAATCATTCTCTCAAAAACATCTTCTCCTTTTGTCATAATATAGTCATATCCAATATATGATTTTGTATCGCTTAAATAACAAATATCATCTTGTAAATACTTCTCTAAATTTAATGGTTTTGTTAAGGCAATATCGCAATCGTGGTATAAAAAAGAACCTCTATATAAATCAGGATGTTTGTAAAAATGTTTTTTTAAAATATGAGGTCTTATACTAGAAACATAAAACTTGTCTATTCTTGTGTCAGGATAATAATAAAAGTTAACAGTAGGATATTTTTTTTTTAAAACATTATAATAAGAACTATTGTTAACTTGGTCGGCTAAAATTATATCAATAAAACAGGGGTTTACTCCGTTTTTTATAAATGATGCTATCATAACATCTATTTGCCAAGCATAATACAATATAGCTGGTTGAGCGCAAATATACCTCATATTATGGACAAGCAGGACAAGTTGATTTAGTTAAAGTAACACCATTCCAAAAATAATAATCTCCTCCATTTATAGTGAAATATGTTCCATTTAATAATGTTCTTGTACAAGCTGAATCTCTATAAGCTATGGTTGCATTATCCATATTAGAATTATTGGCATATATGTTTGTTATATTAGTAACAGTACAACAGGCATCTGTTTGTGAACTCGTGGATAAAAATACCTGATGTAAAACACAAGGCGCTGAAGTTGTTGTTGGTGCAAGAGTTGTAGTTGTTGCTCCAATACAAGTTGTACAATCATTATAATTAGTATATGTGTCAACATCGCCATCTTGACCTGTACCTCCAGTTGTACTTAATTCATAACATAATGTGCCATCATAAATTACGTTTGGAAATGTATTTGTTTGATTAGAAACATACTTAACAGCTCCAGCACCCTCATTACATTGTGTATATATTTTATAAAATATTGGCGGTAATGTAGTTGGAGCAACTGTCGTTGTTGGAGCAGCAGTTGTAGTTGGCGCTAATGTAGTTGTGATACCTTGACATTCATCACAATCTGCAAAGTTTGAAGTATAATCTCTAGTAACCCAATCATTTGAAGTTTGAGATGTTGTTTGATATTTAAAAAAACATTCACCACTTGCATTTTTAATAATTTCAGGAAATGTTGAGTTTGTATTACCGACTGTAATTAGTTGGTCAAAACCTCCTGTTGCACAATCTCTATATTGCATAAAATTTGTTAGTGGTGGCGTTGTTGTTACATTTGAGGTTGTTGTTGTTATGTTACAAGAAGCCGTAATTGTTGGGAAACTTGATGGGTCACCAACAGCCCCTTCTTCTTTAATTTTATAACAATTTGAAGTATCAACTGATAAAATAACATTTGTGTTAATAGCAAAAGACCCGTTATATTGTACATTTCTTTGAAAACCATCACTTAATCTTTGAACAATATAAATATTAGTTGAAGGATATTCGGTTGTCGTAGTTGTAGCTGGTGGTCTTGTTGTCGTAGTTGCTGGTACTGCTGTAGTTGGCGGAACTTGTGTTGTTGCACACGCTCCTGTTATAGTTGGAAATGTTGCGGCATTTGATAAATATGTTTTTTCAATAACAACATAACAAACAGTACCACTATTTGACAAAGTAACTGAATCTCCAATAGTAAATGTCGAATTAAATTGAGCATTAAATATTGTGTCGTCAGAAACCCTTCTAACTCGCATTGCATTTCTTGTATATACACCGCTAGTCGTTCCGTAAGTTGTAATCGTTCCATTAGAAGCAAATGGTGTTATATAATACAAAACCCCTTGAGATAAAGAAGTTTTTGACAATGTATAATCCCCAATAGATGTTCCTGCAACTACATTTTTATTTGCTGGAACTATAGATTGCGAAGTACCAAAATAAAAACCTCTTTCAGTAAGTGTTGCTCCTCCATTAGATGAAACAGAAGCATTTAATAGCATACTTGTGTTTTCAATATTTGTAATTTTTGTTTTTGTATTATCAAATACAGGTCCACCGATTGTTGTCGTTGGTGCCAATGTTGTCGTTGGTGCTAATGTAGTTGTTATTTGTGCCACTTTAAACTTCGTAACACCAATTCCCTCTCCTGCTGAATTTATAGCATAAGCAGTTACATAATAAGTTGTGCCTGAAACAAGTCCAGTTTTTGTAACATTATACGTTCCAGTTGTGCCTGAAACAATTATTTTAGTGTTAATTGCATAATTAGAATTAGTCCCAAAATAAAAACCACGCTCTATTATTGCAAGTCCATTATCAGCTGTAACATTGCCATTTAATGTCATTTGGCTTGTTGTAGGATTTGTAATATTGTCGGTAGTTACCGCAGGAACTAAAGGGCTTTGTGTTGTTGAAACGCTAGGCACTATTGACTCATCGTATATATTAGAGTTTGATGTTATATACCAAGTGCCATTAGCCTGATATATTCTAGAATTTATTAATCTTAAAATATTCTCCAATATATCTTTAGCATTCTTTTTTGCAAAACCATCTAATAAAGAAAATTCATTTAAATATATATCGTGTAAAACAGTCAAATCACTAGAACCTCCAATTTCTCTAATTTTATTTTGAATGTATATATCAAAATTTAAATCAAGATTTGCTAATATTTTATGGACATAAGAAAAAGCTGTATCAAAATTTATTTGAGAATTTGTGCTTGTTTGTGGATTACCATTTGCATCTAAAGCAATAGCACCATCTGGAGCGTCATAAGAATCTAAAGTTCCTAAACCATCAATTGCCCTTAATTGTAAAATATAAGGTGTTGATATTAATTGTTCTCTATATGTATCGGCAACTAGAAATCCTTCCCAATATATATCTACATCACCAGTAGAACTCCAAATATTATTAGCTTCATTAAATAAACTTTCTTCATTTTCCCACTCTAAATCTGTTTCCTCACCATCATCTGTAGTTCCAGAACTTACTCTAACCTTATACTCTCTTTCGTCAAAATTTTGAAATTCATCATAATTTGTAGAATCTGTTACAAGTAAATTTAATTGACAAGTAGAACCAATTATTGGATTGTAAAAATCATCGTCATTTTCCCATTTAATACTTACAGGTTCATCACTAGCAATCAAATCATTTATAGAGCCAAAATAATCCCTTTTTAAAATTTCTAAACTTCTTGGATTACCCTTTACGTCAGAAAAGTTTAATTTGAATTTAGTTCTATAAGTTGCCATTATTTAAAACGATTTCTATTCCTTTCGGCTCTTTGTAAAGCTACAACTAAATCTTGTCCTCTTAAAACAAATTCACCTGAAACATTTTGTGAACCACCGCCAATCATTGCTTTTAATTTATTTAGAGGCGCTATGACCTCTGGATTGCTTCTTACACCACTATAATCTCCAACCATTACAGGAGTTTGACCAAAGGCTAATCCACCATTTCTCATACCAATTAAATCTTTAAAAGTTGTTACAAAAGACAATGCTTTTGCTGCCTTACCAGAACCACCCCCTGGCAATAAAAAAGATAATACTGCTGCCGCTGCTGCTGCTGCAACTAATCTAACAACTAATGCTTTTATAACAGTAATTAATCTTTTTATTGGATTTTCACCATCTGCTATTGCAGCAAAACTATCTGCTAATGCTTGACCAACTTGAGGTAATATTGACGCTCCAAAATTCTCAAAAAGACCAATTGTTTCTTTAGACTTTTCGCCTAAACTAGCAAAAGCACTTTGAGTTGTTGTGATTATTGGACTTAAAGAAGCAATAGCAGGTCTTACAACAGTGTTAATTCCTGTTCCAGCTGATTCTATAAAACCAAACATTGCTTTATGTAATGACGCTGCCGAAGCACTTAATCCTTTAAATTCATTTTCTGTTGTACTCAAATTAGCTTTAGGTCCTTTTGCTCCCGCTGAAGTTTTTGCATTTGGAAACAATAAGTTTTGTAAATCTCTTGATTCACCTTTTTGCAGTGGTCCCATTACACCATCCATTGATTTTTTTAATTCATCTAATTGAAGTTTTGCAGCTAATGATTGAGCTTGAAGCGCAGCAAATAATCCTCCACTACCTCGTGATTTAAATAAATTTTTAAGTGTTTGTCCAAATGAAATACCTGATGCCCTTGCAGTTAAAAATGTAGTTGATAAGGTGCCTAAAACAAATATCAATGCGCTAATTAATGGGTTTAAAGCCATAACAGCAGTTGAGATTGTGCCAATAGATGAAATTAAAACTCCTAAAGCCATTGTTATAGGCGGAATAGCTGCAGCAATTAAACTGGCATTTATAATAAATTTTTGTGTATCGTCGTCTAAATTTCTAAAACTTGTGATTAAATCACCAATTTTTCTACTTAAAGCAGGAATACCTTCTTGTAAATTTAAAGCGTCTGCTATTTCTTGTCCAAGTTCAGCAAGTGCTATGTTTACATTATCTTTTAAAGTTGAGAATAACCCATTAAGAGTTTTACTTAATGTTTCCATTCCACCTTCAAATTTACCACCCTCGGCAGTCGCATTTTTAAATGCTCTATCAAGTAATTTAAAAGTTATTTTACCTTCTGAAGCCATATCCATTATAGCTCCTTCAGCAACTCCCATTTCCTCGGATAATACTTGAAGTATAGGCACTCCATTATTTATAAATTGACGTAGGTCTCTAGTCATAACTCGCCCTTCTGCTGCAGCCTGTCCAAATGCTATTGCAATACTTTGAAGGTCACCTCCAACAATTCCAGCTACATCACCAAGCATAGATAAACTATCAAATGCTTCATCTGTAGTTAACCCAAACCCCATTAGGGTATTATTAACTTTAGTTAAATCTGCTAATTGAAATGGTGTTTTTGCGCTAAACTTAACTAATCTTTCAAATGCTCTAGCACCTTCTTCGGCAGAACCAGTCAAAACATTTAAAGTCGTTTGTAGTCTTTCAAAATTTGCAGCCTGTTTAACAGCCATTGTCCCAACAGCCGCTAGAGGCAAAGTAAGCCTTGTTGTTAAAGCTCTACCAGTTTTAGTTAAACTACCGCTAAACTTTTTTAACCTACCTTCTGCTCTACCAAGTGATTTATTTAATGAGGAAGCATCCCCAATTATATTAACTTTTAATTCTTGATTTTCTCGCATAGTACAAAAATACTAAAAATTACCCTACTCGTCTTTTATTATATTGTTGACTTTTTTAAGGAATTTTTCATATTGTTCTTTTGTAGATTTAGACTTTTTAAGTCTATTATCTTGAGGCAAAGGAAATAAATTCTCTGGCTTTATCATTTGTTGTTTTTTACTACAATTAACATTATGTATCATAGTAGCTAAAAACCTGGTTCTTTCCCACTCTAAATTTATTTTAATAGAGTGCGCTTCAGAAAGAAGTATATTTTCTTTCCAAGTGTTACTCCAAAAATTATCAGGGATAATACCAATTTGTCCTATATAGAAATCTGTTAAATCCTCCCAGGCAAGTTTATCTACTTTTTTTTTGTGTCATTTCCGTTTCTTGACAAACCAACATTTAGTTCATTACCAAGAATTTTTGATTCCATCATAGCAGATATAATCTTTTCTAAATCTTCAGGCGTAATATCCTCTAACCAACTTCCAACAGAATATTCATTGTAATCAATATCATTACCATTTTCTTGGTCATACGCCAAAAGTCCAGAATATATAAGAGTACGAATTGCTTTTAATGAAACTCCTTTTTCAAATACAACGGCAATCTCCTCCAAAGAAATATTTAATATCTCCGTAAAGTTTGCCCAAAAGTTCATTGAAAAGTGTAATACCCTTTCTTTGCCCCCAATATTAAGGGTATAATAACCTCTTTTTTTGTTCATTTATTATGAGTTAACTGTAGCTGTAATTGTTCCAGTTACTTGTATCGTTCCACTATAACTGACAGCAGATTCCATTTCTCCAGAAACTTCTAATCCAGTCAGGAATCCCTCGCCCGTATATACTGTGTCGCCAGCAGTTGAAGTTCCATACGAAAAATCCACCTTTGTACGACCCAATAAAAACCCAGCTAATTCAGTAGCTCCATTTGTGTCTGTATAATCTACAAGACCATCAAAAGATATTTCACCTGAAATTAATCCTGCTATGCTTTCAGAGAATCCAGAAGAATCCTTTGTTGTAGCGTCTGCCATATCGTTTGTTAGAGAAATTGTACAAGAGGTAGTGTGACCTATTGCTGCTAAAGTACCACCATCTGCGATGACCTTTAAAATTAAATTTGTTCCGTTATATACTGTACTTGCCATAGCTTATAATTTTTATACTACAAATATAATTAAATTTTAAATAATAGTTTTTATAGTCCTGTTTTAATTAGTAGTTTCTTTATAATGTTATTCCAGTTAGTAACAAACCAACTGTTTAAGTTTCTAAATTGTTGTGCTAACCATTCAAATATTCTTACCATATTATTTCTTTTTATCGTATTTGTCTAAAAGTTGTATTGTCTTAATTATTGTATAAACCAATGTAGCTATTATTAGTAAAGATTGAAGTACTTCATTTAATTGTGTCATAGATACTATGTAAACTCCGATTCCTATTATTGTTGGTTTAAAATCTAAATATATCATCTTAATTTATTTTAAATGCCATATATATATAAGTACTTCCTGATACATTTGTATTACCTCCTGCTTGTGCCAATGTAAATCCATCACTATCAAATGATGTTGTGTATGCACTTTCATCTGCTTCAGCACCATCTGTATCTGCTCTTAAATTTACACCTACACCTCTTACAGAATCACAAATAACCCAACCATTAGAACTACCCCCTGTTGCTCTTTTTATCATTAACCAGTCAGGTTGAAATCCAAGTCCTGTTATACTATTCGTTGTCCCTGTACCAGTATAGCTTGAAATCTTGCTATACCCTGAAACCGCGTGAAAACAGTAAGCAATAAAATTATCTCCAGATTTATTATTGTTATCTTGATTGCTCGCACCTGCTAAAATTGTCATAGTCGTAGCATCAACTGTTATACCACCTCCTTTTGTTCCAGCAGTTGCATCAAAAGCTGCACTTGTACTATTTAACTTTATCATATAGTTTGTAGATAAAGATGTATGGTAAACATTCCAACCATTAGTTGAATCTAAACTTTTACTAATTA